ACCATTTAACGGTATGACCGCTAAACGGTGGATGGGTTTTCTTTGGTTTACGTTCTCCGGCCTTGATGTAGCGTCTAACATCCGTAAATGCTTTGCCTATCATACGACTTCGATGGGTCATGGCATTGGTAAGGATGTATCTCAAGATATTACTTGGGATGGTCGTAAACAGGCGCACTTGGTTGTCAATAAGATGAGCCAAGGTTCTGTACTCGTTGATGCAAACGGCATCATCGAAGTTTCAATTTCTGAAGCATAAGAGAGGTACACTATGGCTTACTCATCTTCTGGACTTGGTATGTTGGCAACTAGCGACGGTTGGACCTTATGGCTCTATAAAACGACTGATGCCATTGCTACCGTTAATAGTGCCGCCTATTTTACAGGCGATTCTGTCAATATGCTAAGTGTTCGTGACATGATAATAGTCGCGGATACAAATGCTCCAACAACGAGCTTTGTAACTGTTTTAAGCAATGATGGTACGACCGTCGATGTCAGCGACGGAACTGCTGTAGCTGAGACAGATTCAGACTAAACGATAGAATATGGGGGTGGGGAAACTCACCTCCTATTCTTCTATTTAAGAGGTTTATATGGCATTAACCGATATTGATGTTGCATCAAAAGCACTCGTTCTTATCGGTGCTAATCCCATTTCGGATTTTGAAGAAGGTTCTACAGAATCCATTATTGCAGACAACGTATATGAAATGATTGTTGAATCTGCTTTAACGCGGGTTCGCTGGCGTTTTGCGTCAGGTCAAGTAAAGTTATCACGCTTAACAAATACACCTGTTAGCCGTTGGGATGCGGCCTATCAAAAACCAACAAGTCCAGATATGTTAGCTCTTCATGCTGTTCAGGTTTTAGATATTAATATTAAGTTTGATATTTATGAAGATAAAATTTATTGCAACGCAACAGAGGACGATATTGTTGTTCTTGATTACACTTATCGCTCTGCGACCGCTGATTGGCCCCCCTATTTTACTCGCGCTCTTGTTTATGACTTAGCTGGTGTGTTTGCAGGATCTATCGCTCAAAAAGGAGAGCTTGCCGATCACTATGAGAATCGTGCTGAGTTTTATTATAAAAAAGGATCAAATATCGAAGCTCAACAGCGTACAACCAAAGCGGTCAATACACGTAAAAATCTTATTAATTCGAGATACTAATGGCTGATACTCCTGCCTCGAATTTACGTACTCTCCAAACAAGCTTTACCGCAGGAGAACTTGATCCGTTAATGAGGATGCGTACAGATCTGCAATCCTATTTTCAAGGAATGAAAAGAGGACGTAATATTGCCTTATTTGCTCAAGGTGGCTGGCGACGTAGACCGGGAACAATCTATCGCGCCGTTTTAGATAATCCCTCTGTTTTACATGAATATTCGTTTGGTGAGGGACAAAGTTATATTTTTGCTTTTTCTAATACAAAGCTAAAGATATTTGATGAATCAGGGACATTATTACAAACTATTTCAAGTTGTCCTTGGGATACTAATGACATTGAAGAACTCACTTTAACATCTTCTGCTGATACAATAATTGTCTGCCACCAAACTTTCTGGCCTCAGTATATATTACGTACAGGGGCTAGTTCTTTTACTTTGGCTGACTTTTCTTTTGAGCAACATTCTTCAGGCGCACCACGTTATCAGCCTTATTATAAATTTGCGGCTGATGCTGTAACATTAACTTCGTCAGCAACAAGCGGTACAGGTGTTACGCTAACAACAAGTGCTGACCATTGGACAAGTGCAGATGTAGGCTCAATTGTACGAAGAAGCGATAAAGAAGCTTTGATTACGGCTTATTCAAGCGCGACACAGGTTACAGTAACAATACGTGAAACCTTTGCCGCAACAACAGCAACAACAGATTGGGATGAGCAGACATTTTCAGCTAAACGGGGGCATCCTCGTGCAGTAACATTCCACGACCAGCGGTTGTTTTTTGCAGGTTCGACAATACGACCTGATGGTGTTTGGGGTTCAAAAGTTAATGCGTTTTTTAATTTTAATATAGGTACGGGGCTAGATGACGAAGCTATTGATACAACAGTAACGGGAGACCGAGTGGCAGAGGTCAGGCATCTTGTATCAACTCGTAATCTACAAGTTTTTTGTAATGGAGCCGAGCTTTATGTACCACAAAGCCCTGCTAATCCATTAACTCCGGGGAATGTGTCTTTTATTCAGCAGACACCTTATGGAAGTTCCCAGAAAGTTAATCCGTTAAAATTCGATGGTGCAACTTTGTTTATGCAACGCACAGGTCAAACGATTAGGGAATATCTTTGGAACGATACAGAACAAGCTTATACATCAGGGGCCGTTTCTTTGCGTTCTTCTCATCTTATTGGAGTAAGTGTTGATAGTGCGGTACTTATGGGAACAGATTATCGCCCTGAACAATATGCATTCTTTGTTAAATCAGATGGTGATATGGCGGTATTTCATTCGGTGCGAAGCGAAGAGCTTGCTGGCTGGAGTTTATGGACAACGGACGGAAATTATAAATCAATTACATCAGTTGAAAATAAAGTATTTGCCGCAGTTGAACGAATTATCAATGGATCTACAGTTGTTTGGCTTGAAGAGTTTGATTGGGACGAAACATTAGATGCTTCGAAAGTATTTGCAGTTGATGCAGATCGGACAACAAACGGTACATTCGACACTGACGCAAGCTGGACAAAAGGAACAGGTTGGACCATCGATACGTCTGATAGTAATGCGGCGGCTTGTTCGGGGGCGCAATCATCAGATAGCGATCTTGAGCAATCAATCACAGGAACTAATGGAAATGTTTATGAAGTTAAATTTACAATTTCCAATTATAGCGCAGGGACATTAACACCAAGAGTAAAAGACGGTGTAGGTACAGCGGTATCTGCTAATGGCACATTTGTTCAGTATATTACGGCAAGTTCAGGAAGTAATTTAGAATTACGGGCAAACTCAACTTTTGTAGGCACAGTTGATACAGTAAGTGTTAAAGAGATAACCAAAAGCTACACTGCCGCGCACCTTCCAAATACATTAGTACAAGTTAATACTAATGAAAATTCGCAACATGCTGGAGAGTATACGACTAATGGTAGCGGTGTGGCAACAACCCTAGAATATTTAAACGGGG